GCAGACATAGCTGACAAGATACCGGCAGGGGTTACAGGGGCCTGTCCCTCTGCCGTAGGAGCAACCGTAGGCACTGGTGCCGTAAAGGACTGAGGCTGACCGTCCTGCTGCGGAGCTTGCATACTCTGAAGCATAGAGAACAACGTTGTCAAATCGTAGTCCTCGTATGACGGGGGCATCATAGGAGCGGTAGCGTTGATACCGTACTTAGGGTATGCCGTCTGAACCACTGCTGGAGCAGCGGTGTATTCAAAGGGGTTCTGAGTGTACCCTACGTTCACAGGGTTAGCCGCGTACAGGTCTTGAAGCGTTTGCTCGTTGGCAGCGGCGATGTTTTGGTTCTGAAGAGCAGTGATTAGACTTCCCATAGTACTTCCCTTAGTTTATTTAGCGTTTTTAACAATAGATGCACCGAAGTACAGACCAGTTATAGCAGAGAGCAAATGTGTGTCAAGAGGTGTTAGTACTAGTCCCTTAACTACTTGCCACTTTACTTCTTCACTTCCTTCAAAGAACAAGAAACCTGGGTTCCAAGATGTGTACCCTACGGTAACCTGAATCTCTGGCCAAAATACAGACACAACCTTTGGCCAAACAATGATAGACCCTACCGCAGCCAGAGCGATTATACGGCGCGTCAGTTGGAAGCCCTTGTTCTCGTAACGTCTGGCTAGGTCAGTAGCCTCAGACTGCGCTGAGAGGCCGTCTATGGCCCTCTGAAAGGCATCCTGTTTGGCCTTCATGCTCTGAGACCACATGGACATCACTCCGCCCATAAGGCCAGAGCCTAGCATAGTGATGAGTTCTAAAGGTAGACCGCCCATTTACTGCCCCTTGTTTTCCAAAAGAGAGATACGAACCTGAAGATCGTGGATGATATGCATCATCTGTTCTCGCAGATTTTGTCTTGCTATAGCGTTATCCGGCGAAGGTACAATCGATCCGTCTGGCGTGACCAACTGCATCATGCGAGATTCGATCAGGTACAGACGGTTCTCCTGCTCGTTCAGGGCTGTCATTAAGTAGCCCACGGCAGCTATGAGCACAGGTGCAACAGCCGTCAGAACACCCTGAAGATTAAACTGCATCGTTTCGCCCTGTGAGCTTCTTCACCGTTTCAGTTTCCCAGATACGTAAAGCCATCCAGACAATGGTGAACAAACTTGCTACAGCCGGAAGTACTTCCATAACAGTTCCGAACGCAACCATGCCAGCAGTGACATCAATGGGGGTTTTATCGTTCATTGAATTTCCCCATGTTTCGTATTGCTAAAGCAGTTTCTTCCATCCGGCCCCTGATACCACTACGACCGCGCTTCTTTGCGTTTTTGTACTCATCGTTGTTTAAAAATTCTTTAGAAGCCTCTTCAAATTTACCCGCTTTAATTAGATTTCTAGTTTTAGGACTTTGTACTAAGCTTCCTCTAAACCACTCAGACACCAAAGGTGCTTGAATTTCTAAAGGGTAGTTTGAAAACCCTGGTATTGCTCGTTCAACTTCAGGAAGACGTTTCATAACATCTTCTTTTAAATAAATTTTACCAGTTTCTAGGTTAATCTCGTCTCCTAGTTCTACACCTTCAGTTCTACCATATCCAACTGTTGGCACATCTCCTTTAGTAGGAATCTTTGCTACAGGAATAAAACCTTCACGCTCTGCTATAAAATCTGTTATGTAATTAAAACGATCAGCGCCTGTATCAGGAGCACTTGGTTTACCCTCTGGGCGGGGCATCCCAGCTACGGCAGACAACACACCGCCTCCCTGTTGAGGCTGACTAAGACCAAGCATCTCAAGTGCTTTTAGAATACCTTCGTTAATAACTTCCATCGGGCTATCCTTAGAACTTGAGATTGAATCGGGCGGCTGCGAATAGGTCACTGGAGCTTGGAAACTTAGCAGCAGGAGCAGTGGAAGTAACAGAAGCGTCGATAGAACCAGCCCCTCCCAGTACCGGAGTACTATATCCAACTGTAGGTCCATAAACTCCTTCAGGCGTGACAGTACCCGAACCATAGAAACCTCCTCCCGGTGTCTGATATGAGACATTAGCAGACGGGTTAACAGGCGGCATCTCGTTAGACAACAGTCCCTTCACCATTGACATAGGTGATACACCTGTGTTCACGTTGACATTCATACCCGTGGGCAGCATTTGGTTCAACATTGGATCAATGGTGTTACGTCCAAGGTCATCTGCCATACGGTTAGCACCTTCGACAACAGTGCGACCAGTGTTGATAACAGGTTCTGGAACCATCGAACCTGCTCCCATAGCCGCAGCACCGCCACCGTAGAGCATCGCTTTGTCTTTCAATCGCGATAACTCTTGACTAGCTTGAGGGTTGCTTTGGATAGCGTTTTTAAAGTCTGAGAAAAAGTCTGCCATTATCGTGACCCTGCAATTCTAGAACCTTCTGACAAAGATGCCTGAGCGTCTGGGATGTTAATAGCCTGTTGGCTCGTGCCTTGAATGGCCCGAATAACGTCTGCCATAGCTTTACCAAGCGTTGCGTCTTGGTAGTCAGACACAGTTTGCTGCTGTTGCTGCCGCTTAATTTCTTCGTCAGACTGGCGCACAACTCTGGGAACAACCGGAGTACCCTCTTCTGGCAAGGTTGTCTCAGCTTCGTTCATGTAAGCTGACACAGAAGCTGCCAAGAGACCTGTACGACCGTTTAGTGCCGCCCCAGCAGCCTTGCGAGCGTTCTTAACAGTAGTGCCAACATAGGGAGCCATCAGCTTGTTAATGTCTTCTTGAGACTTGCCGCTTGCTACTGCCGCCTGAACACGCTTCCATCCAGGCTGGCCTGGGCCAAAACCACGAAGAGTGTACATGAGCGTAAGAGGCCTCAGTGTAGCCAACAGATTGCCGTTAATTGCTCCTCTGATAGGTGCTATAGGCAAACCTGCTGCGTTAATGGCACCAGCCGAAGGGTCGATGTTCAAAGCTCCTTGTATGGTGTTGCCCATGTCAATCATAGGCTTGTAGTACTTGGGACCAAGAAGTTCTTTAAGAGCATCGGGCGAAGCATTGTTGGCAGACACAATATCATCTGCCCAATTTTTGATAGATGCGTTTCGCTGTGCAGCTTGCAGACCACCAAACTTGAGCACTTTTGAATACACTTCTGCATAGAAAAGTTCGTTGTAAAACTCTCCGGCCCTAGGGTCGATAGCTTTCAAGTTCCTGAACTGCGCGGCTGCAGAAGCTAAGTCAGAACTGGACAAGTTTGAAGCAACGTTGCTCACGTTGTCTACAAATTTGGCAGCGTCTTTATAGCTAAGAACCTGCCCCAGTTTTGCAGCACCCTCTGGCTTACCGTCGGCCAGTTCTTTCAGAGCCTTTTTATAGTCCCTCATACCTGGAGTATCGAACAACCGATTGATGGTCTTTTTAAACCTAGGAGTGTTATCCGCCTTCTCCAAAGCTCTGATAGCCTTCAAAGCGTCAGACGCATTTTGCCGTAGCGTCGGCACGTCCAAAGCTGCGGCTGCGTTCAGATCGAACTGGTCTTTGATAAAGCGCATATACTGAGAAGATACTTCTCCCAGAAGCTCATCTACACTCGCCACATCAGCACCCCGACCTCCGATAGCCTTAGTACCTTCGAGGGCCCGGTCTAGTTGCTCAATGATGTCGCTAAACAATCGTGGCTTTCTACCGGAGACAAGATCATCCACGTACTGCTTAGGCGTTTGAGCAGTAGTTTCAGTGATGTTTCGCATTGACTGTTTAAAAGGAGTGATAAAATTACGATACTCTTTGTTTACCCTTTTAAGCTCTGCGCTGAAGCCTGAACTATATTTGTCCATGGTCTTTAAAACTTCATCAGAAGCCAAAAACCCATTCCGCCTTTCATCGGCACTAGATACCTTGGACGAGCCTTTTGCAGAAAGTTTGCGATTTAGCTGGTACAGGTCGTTGGCGTTGATCTCTACCAAGCTTTCTGCACCGTCATCTAGAACAGCTTTGGCAGATTCCCTAAAGTTAGGACCAAGTGCTTCATCAGGAATGTCTTTTAGAGCAGCACCCTTTGCCTTAGCCACAGCAACATTATCTTTAACCTCAACAGCACTACCAAGCTTTGCCGCTAAAGTTTGGTCAACACCTTCAAATAATTTGATAGCGTCTTGCGCGTTGTTTGTACCAATTTCTTTTGCAGTGTTGTTCAACATTTCTGCAACGTCTTGGTTTTTAACAGCGACACCGGAAAGATTTTCCAGATTAAGATTAGGGTTGGGAGCTTCAGGAGTTCCGTAAAGTTTTGAACTTTTAAACTGGTCTATTCCGTAAGCCATCTGACGTTCCAACGCACCCTTGATAAGGTCTGTGATCTGCGTTACGTCTTTAGCCGCCGACATTTTAGGACCAAGCTGATCCTGTAACTTAACAATACCGTCTAGACCTTTCTTGGCTTGGGCAATCTCAGTTTTTGTCAAGCTCTCTTTGACCAAGTCTGCAATCTCTATTTGACTGCGACCTGCTGCTTCACCAGCACGAACAATGTTGTCAATTTTGCCAAGAAACTCGACAGCCTGAGCTGGAATTTTATCTCCCAGTTGCTTAGAACCAATGCCTTCCAACACTGTTGCAAATTTGCCAGTAAACGTACCTTGATCTCCCAGCATGTGCTTAATGGTCAAAACTGGTACAATGTCTTCTATGTCTGCGTCAGAGTACCCAGCATCTTTCAAGGTTTTCGTAAGACTTTCACGGGCATCTATAGCGCTCTGAGCAGTCACAGACACACCGTTGTTGGAGTTTCCTTCCGCAAGCCTAGCTCTAGAGATGTCTGCAACCTTGTTCGTTGCTGACCCTAGAGCGTTAAGCGGCAGTCCAAGACCAAAGGTTAGACCGGCGACAATAGCACCCTGAGAACCAGCGCGGGACCAAATTTCTCCCGGTGTTTCATACTGCTCTCCCCTCAGTGCCTGTACCGCTTCTACACCGTAGTTACCGGCAATGTCACCGGCCCCAGCACCAACGGCTTGTGCAGCCAGTCTGCGAGTACCAAAAGCACCAAGAAGGCCACGAGCGGCTGCTCCTGCTGCAACGCCTGAGCCTGGGATAAAAATCTGCGGCCCCAGTACCTCGCCAACCACAGACGCAGTACCAATTGCAATCTCAGGGGCCAGATCGACCAAGTCGTAAGTAGAAGTTCCAATTTCGTCTACGACAACTGTCCGGTCATCTTTAGGCTCAATGCCGATGTTACGAAGACCTTCTGGCTTAACAGCAAGCTGTCCCCACGGTGTAATTTCCCAGTTACCTGCGCCGTAGTCAGCGTCTGCTGCCGCTTTGATCTCTTTGGTATTGCCCTGAGCCAACGCCTGAGAAAAACGAGCAGAGGCGTTCTTAACACCACTGGTCAGATCGTACTCGCGCTCAATGTCTGGCGACACTCCAACCCTTGCAGCCTTAGCAGGAAAGGCTTTGGCAATAACGTTAAGAGCTTGTCCGTCAGTCATATCGTCCGGTAACTCAACTTGAGTACCGTCGTATAGTGTCCAAGTAGCCATTTAATAACCTTAGTTTCTAGTAGCCAGAGCAGGATTAGGAGCAAACAGATTGTCTGTAGGAACACCGGCAGCCCTAAGCATACGCTCGGCTGGAGCTATTTTTGCGTTGAATGATTTTTCCAAGCCTTGGAGCTTTGCAAGCAATTCTGGATCACCTGTGAACAAACCTGGGGATGCTACAATTTGCTCTAGAATTTTGTATTCTGCTTTGGTAGCCTCTCGACCAAACAGGCCAGATGAAAGAATAGCCTGTTTTAGTTTATTTACTTCCTGTTTATATTCTTCTGGCTTGCTAGCATCCAGTTGAACACCGAAAAAGTTGCCGAAATTTTTAAGTGCTTGTAACGCAGCCGGTCCACCGCCCGAAACTCTAGCTGCAGATAGGACTGCCTTCATTCTCTGAATTGCTTCCAGAGCTTGGCTAGCTCCGCTAATCCTATCTACAAGCTCAATAGCTGGCCCTTTAAGCTCAAAACTCGGACCTGCGGCTTCAACATTAGCCAAGGCTTCCATCTGAGCCTTCATCATCTCAGCGTCCTGCGTCTGCATTGCCCTAAGTGCTTTCGTAGCACCCAAGACAGTAGGACCGAAACCCTGACCCTCAAAGCCAGCCTGTTGGAACTCAGGTTGTGCAAACATGCGTAGGAGGTTGGAGACAAAGCTTCCCATGTCACCGCCCATAAGCGTCTGAGCGGCTGCAGCTTTGCGATCAGCATTGCCCATGTTGGTGCCGTTATAACCACCTGCATTTATAGCTGCAGTAGTTTTGGCAGATACGGATTCTGCAGGTGTAGGAGCAGGAACACCTGTGTTCAACACACTGGGTTCAAATTAGGTACAGTGGGCATATATGGATTGTATGCTTCTCGGTACTTGTTTACATTACTTTGTTGATTTGCGTTACTGGGAAGAGGCAAACGAGAAAGCACTTCCATTTTAATAGGTGTATTAGCCATATTCTTATCCTACCTAAATCAAGCCTTGAAAGTTGAGGTAAGGCCGTTTGACAATAGTGTTTTCAAGTTGTTTAGCGATACGTCTAGCAACTTCCTGCTGTATCTCAGCCTGTGTGCCTAGCTCAGTTGGGATGCCGTAGGGAGACTGAGTTGGGCGATAGCTTGACCTACCCGTCGGTATTCCCGGCATAGGAGGAAGACGACCTTGGATAGGCTCAACTGGCTCTGGCCCCTTACCAGAACCAAGACCACCTTTGGCAAGATTGTCCAAGAATGAACCAATATCCTTCTTGTAACCAGCCTCTGAACCACCAGTGATCGTGATGTCGTGTGCTTCGCCAAGATCAGTAGTAATCCCGTCAGCTTCGCCGTACATTCTAACTTCTTCTGCGCTCATCCCTGCCATCGGGTCTTGATATGGAGCAACTCCACCAGTGGCCTCGTAGCCAGCATCCATCATAGGGTTGACGGTTACAGTAGACGGGGTGTCCCTATAGTACTCAGAAGAACCCATGCGTTCCAGTTGTGCTAAAAGTTTACCCATTAAAACATTCCTGCTATCTGTGCTCCAGTACCCGCTGCGCCAGCAAGCTGCTGGAAGATAGACGTACCTGGGATAACCGTACCCGTCATGCCAGAGGATGTCTGCTGCATCTGAGTGGAGCTACCAAGACCAGCCAAGCCACCCAGCAGGTTAGCGTAGGTGATAGCCTGAGCACGTTCTGCTTCCTGCTGCTGCTGTGCAAGGCGACGAAGATCGGTAAGTTCAGCGGCCTGTCGAGATTCAACATCCCGGCCAATAGCCTCCTGCAACTGAGCCGGTGTCATCATGGACTGGATAACTGACTGAGCCATTCCCGGCAACGCACCAACCGCTGCCACGCGCCGTTGTTCTTCGGCACCTAGAGCACTGGCCAACTGGCTCTGCACAGTTTCTTCGCGCTTCTGCTGCTGGAGAGCCTGAAGCTCACCTAGGGCAGTAGAACCTAGCCCAAACTGACCAGCTTCCATGGCTTGCTGCTGGGCCAACTGTTTGTCACGCTCGGTAAGCTGACGAGCCTGATTGGCAATGTCTCCGGTCTGCGCCTGAAACAGTGCGCTAGTACCCGGAGCCGCAGTTGCCTGTTGGAACATCTGATCGTAGACAGTCTGGAAACCGGGAGTAAGCCCAGCGGCAGTTTGTCCCACCTGTCCGTACAAACCCCTAGCCGCAGCGGTCTGAGCAGACGTACCCGGAACCAGCGGACCTTGGTACAACTGTGGAGCAACGCCGAACCCTGCTTCCAATTTTGGCAACAGTGTTTCAATGTAGGGAGCAACTTCTTCCCACGGCTCAATTTCTGTTGTACCTTGCGTCTGCGAACTCGACGGTGCCTGAACAACCGTACTCCCGCCTCCAAAAACACTGCCCATTTTATAGCCTCTTATATACAGTAATACTTGTTAGTTCGTAACCCATCGGGGCCATCACCTTTTCCCAACCTTTTCTCCCGGTCATTTCAAAGAACTTATAACCAAGAGTTTTATAGTACTTCTCCACTACTGGGACCACGTCTGGAAAGTTAAACTTACCGCCAATGGCTTCTGCGTTAATGCCTGTTGCTTGCGGATACGCTGCGGCTCCTATGACAAAACAACCGACAATCTCACCTTTTTCAGAATCGATAGTAACCCAGAGATCAGAAACCTTGTCTACAACTCGCTGTAGAATATCTACTGCTTTGACAATGTCTGTGTTGTTCCTACCTGTGGAGTTTTCTATGTACTCCCAACACTGTCCCACTATTGTCTTAAAGTTTTTGTGCTTAGGATTTACTTTCCTATAGCTTAACCCATGAACCGGCAGCGTTGAAAAAGTATATACCTTCTCCGCTTCCGGGGTTCCAACTAGTTCCGTCTGCATATCGTATATCACCTTGACTTGGCTTCGTAGGAGCTTCGTAGACTACGTCCAAGTGTCCGTCTCGCAGTAGCTCCACAACAGCACCAAGTTCGATAAAAGTTTCGTTGAGATAACCTGGAAGCTCTTCTGGATCAGAGGGAGGATTAGCGTGGTTAAATCGGAGGAACTCTCTGCTCATCGATCCGACACCACTTCGGACTCAATTGCATATCCAGAAAGATCAAAGGAAGTATCGGTGTCGTGTTCAAACTTGATAGCGATGTATCGACCGCGAACTCGACAATCAACTTTATTGTCCACGCCAATATTGAACTCAACTGGGTCAGCATAAGTAACACCAGCATAGGGTTCTAGTTCAGCCCCTACACTTATTTTAACATATCCTGTACCACTAATTCTAGGATAAATTCTACTTACAGCTTTAACAGAGTCAGTTCTTCCCGCGTGTAGACCAACTCGTTCCAAAGTTGTTACAAAGGTTGTTCCGTCAAACGTAGTACTGGAGTCAGCCAAGAAGAACCTGCTGTCACCTGCAGTGCTTGCGGGGTAGCACATCAGCAGAGAATCAACCGTGGGGTTGTAGGTTTGCTGAGACCAAGCAAGTGTGCTGTTCTGCCAAGTGTCTGTAGCCGCTGACCACGTGTTTGTAAGCTCAGGGTCTACCAAGCCTACGCCAATGTAGTTAACACTGGGAAGGTCTCTGGTGGACCAAGTGTTGTCTCTATAGTTCCAGACCAGCGCGGTGTTTGGCAAGCCACCAGTAGCACCTGTGCGAGGATAGCAAATCCAGACTTCGTTTTGGATACGGTTGTTGACCAGAAACGTTTTGTAATAGTAGGTACTATCGATCTGAGAGAACAAGAATGTTTTGACCTTGTCGTCAATAACACTTGTCAGGCTATTACCGTTTGTAACCACAACATCGTTGGTGGACATAAACACATGCTTACCATCGCCAAGATCAACAACAGCGTCCCTAGAAAACAAGCCAGTGTTCTTAAACTTTTCTCGAAGGTTAAAGGTAAACGTACCGCCAACATAGGTCAAAGAGTGGATACTGTCTTCCTTGTACACGATAAGCTCGTTGCCAAGGGGCAGAGCGTTAAGGATACGTCCCTTGGTGCCGCCTATGGTAGCCTCTCCTGACTCAGAGGCGGTGCTGGCAGTGTTCCAAGTGTCTGCACCGTTGGTAGCTGCCCCAGAAGGGATAGCGTCGCTCCAGCGCACTGTGAAGGGCTTTGCGGTGCCACTGTCGGTTAGGTTAAGAGCGACCAAGTGGTTCCTAAACGGTACAATGACCTCACAGCGAAGCGTGGAAGGCCAATCGGGCAAATCTGTAAACTCTGTGCCACCCTGCGTAAAGCTCTGAGGCACGTCCAGTGTGTTGTTAGCGACCAAGACACCGCCAAGCACACCGCCCTGCCAGTTCTTCGTAGTCCCTGCAATGGTGGTGTACGCTCCAGAGGTGCGAGTAACGTCAGCGTGGGTAGCACCCGTAATCTTGTTCAGAGACGTAGCACCCCCGTACACCCACAGAGGAGTGCTGCCCTGTGTCCAACTTGTGATCCAGTATGGTACATCCAGAGCCGTACCAAAGACGCGAGAGGTGCCAAGAATAGTACTGGCCTTCTTGTCCACAAACCGAACATTGCTGGCGGTTGTGAAAAACGTAGGCGGCATGTCGTAGGGCGACAAATCTGTGTTAAGAGAAAAGCCGCTCTGCTGCCCGTTAATGTCAAAAAGCTCTTTAGCCATTACCGGTTGCCGTATCTTCTTCCCAGACAGTGCCGTCAAACTCTTGCAGACAAATATAGAAACCGCCTTGTTCTGTAAGAAGGTTGCCGTTCTGCTCTTGGATAATATTAAATAAATCTAAAACCCAACTTGTAGCCATTACGCACCTCTACGTACAAGAGAACCTGGATCACCTTGAACAGACATGGTCATAACTGTTCCGCTGTAACGAGCAGAATCTTCCGCTGTTTTAATATCTTCCAGAGACTTCTGATAAAGTCCCGCA